GTTACAAGAACAATCGGATAGAGAGGTTCAACAAGAACATTGGCAACATGAAAGGTGGTCTGAATAATGTTTTATTTTGGAACTAAATACCAAATGCATAAACAACGATTAGAGGAGGAAAATATGGCTGATCCTGATTTAGTTAGCTTAGTTAGATCTCATTCACAATTGTTAGAAGCAATAGAATATATGGCTGAACAGCTTAAACTTAATGTTAATGAGGTTATGTTTAGTCATGTTAGCTTGAACGCTAAGATGGTTAGGAAAATAGAACAGGATGAAGATCCTGATCAAGATCTGGATGATGACGGAATTCCGATCTAAAATTAAAAGGGCTTTCACAAGCCTTTTTTTTGTTATAATAAATCTGTGATCAACTGGATCACTTACTGGAGAATTATATGAAAACAGAAAAAGTGCCAATGTTTGCACCTTTTGAAAGTATTGAAAAAGGGTTTGATCGTTTATTCGACAAGATCAAAAATATCAAAAATGCTTCTGATCGAACAGAACTATTAGTTATTTATGGCTGTTTGGCTCAAACTATTAACGAACAAATGAATACAGGAGATGATCATGCAAAGTAAAGAAGTGATCAAAGCTGTAACCACATCATTTGATGATCTTAGAAAGTTAGAGAAAGATCATGATGCTATGAGATCTGTTCTAATTTATGTTATTCGTAGATTTGATTATGAATTTTATGGTGAGATCAACGACGAAAAACATCCATTAGCTGAGATTAGAAAAGAAATTAATAATGTACTTAATAATTAGGAGAACTATATGAAAAGTGTTAAAACTAGAAGAACAGAACACAACGGAAAAGAATACTGGACTTGTTGTTTTTGTGAGAAGATCTTTACGGGTTTTGGAAATAATCCAGATACCCATAGAGATGATGATGAATGCTGTGATCATTGTAATAATACGATTGTCTTGCCTTTAAGAATGGGCGAGATCTTTGGACAGATTGGTAACAGCTTCGACAGGGGAACAGCTTGAAGATCTTAGCAAGTATCTTTAGACTGTTAGGTTTTGTAATGTTAATATCAATAACCATTAGCTGTGTTTATATGGCTTTATGGTTTCACCATTACGAGCCAATGATCCATTAGTTACTGGAGGTGTATTATGAAAAAGTTTTGATTAGCTAGATAGAAATAAGAAAGGCTCTTAATTGAGCCTTTTTTTATGGCATAATAAAAGCGTAGCTAATTTTGGCTACTTTTAAAAATGGAGAATTATATGAACTTACATAATTTAACGAAAGGTGAAAAATTTATATACGAGTGGCAATTCAGGATGCATGGATCATTTGATTCTGCTCTGGCTGAAGCACTTTCTATAGCTGATGGTAACAATCTCAAAAGGTTAAGCAAGGGATTCCCTGAATATGCTGAAGCTATGAACAGCTTTCACCATGATGAGGGATGGTGGTTTAATGTTCTTGATACTGTAGATGGTGAAAATTATCAAGTTGTTGAAAGAAAACCTTCTGGGGCGATCGTATGATAGTTAATAGCGAATATCTGCATCAACAATGTGAGCGTGTCGACTATGTAGGCACTATTGCCTATTATGATGGCAAAAATTACTTTAACGACTTTGGGGAGATCTTAAGAGATCTCTCTGAATACAATACATCAAGTGAGGGTTATACTCCATTTGGTGATGAACATTATTAGGGTTTAATTAGTTAGAGAATCCACAAGAACCCCCAAACTCTGGGGGTTTTTTTTGGAAGTTAAAATTTCACTTCCAGACCACAGATCAAAAAAACTGGTATTATATTTTTGTGGTCGATTGGATCACTAACAAGGAAAAAAATATTATGAGAAAGATAACTTTAAAAATAGCAAGATCATTATGGCAAGGTAAACCTTGCAAAATATCGAATACTTATACAGATGGTGAAAAAGTATTCCTACATGACAACCTGATCGCATTCAAGCGTGAAAATGGCCTTTCAATCTCTATGGCTGGCTGGCCAACTGTAACCACTAGAGAAAGGATTAACGGCTTGCTTGAATTCTTTTATGATAGTGATGCTAGGATATATCAAAGGTATGGAGATCAATACATCAGCACGCAACGAGGAGATGCCCAGATCCTTGATAATGTTTTTTATGCGTTAAGGTATAAACAAGGCAATCTAAGAATTATGGATCAAGGCCTAATACCTGAAGCCGAAATTGACTGCTTCATCCCAAGCGTAAAAAGGAGGGTTCTATAATGTTTATCGTTGATGATCAATATACTGGAGAGATCCACAAGTTTGATACTGAGGATCAAGCCGTTGAATTTTGCCAAGAGCAGGATATTATTTATTACAGTAAGGCAATGGAATACCTTTCGGAAAATGATGCTTCTCTGGTGGACTCTCTGGCTCTGGCTCATGAGTATGGCTTCACTCTCGACAAGCTGAACAGCGAAACACTCGCAACGATCTTGTACCAACACAACCTATTGAATACTATCGAGGAGGATCAAACACAATGAAAAAGCGTTTATCTAGTATTTTCTGGGGTGTGATGGGTGGCTTCATTGCTATGTCTATCTGGGCGTTTTTATTAATAGGTTATGTAATGATCCCTGATCTGATCTAAAGATCAAAGGAGGTAATACTGGGGGCTTTAATGCCCCCTTTTTATTGTCTGATCCTAAACAGAAGAAAGTTAAAGATCTCCAAGCTGTAGATCTGCATAAAACAGAAGAAAGTTAAAGATAGATCTATAGATCCATAGATCAACAACAGAAGATTCATAAAGATCAGATCAATCTGGAGAGGATCAAGCAACTGGATCAACTGATCAAGGCCTGAAATCGCCCTAAATTCTAATTATTATTAAAGATCTATAGTAAGAGATCAATATAGATAAATACTAAGGAACAAGTAAGGATCAGATCCCCAGATCTGGGAGATCAAGATCAGCAGATCCAGATCAATAAGATCAGCAAAATAATATATATCCCTCTCTTTTATTCTCAGATCCTGAAGCTGTTTTAGTTTGGAAGTTAAATTGAAAGCAACTTTAAATATTTACTTTTTAAGATCTTTTTTTTATTTATATTATTAGATCCATAATCTTGTTATAAAGCTCTATTTACTGCTGTAGACCGCTATCTAAAAGGGTTTAGATATATATAGACAGTTTCCAATTTTAAGATATTATGTTAAGTATGGGGTAGGGAGGCTCATTTAATTTTCAAAAATATATTTGTACTATCCCACCCACAAAAAACAGAATTTCAAAAAAAACAACATTTAGCATGTATATGTGCTATACTATCTATATGCAAAAACCAAAAGGTAATCCAGCACTTGTAAAGGGTATGACCTCTTTAAACCCAGCAGGCAGACCTAAAGGCTCTGTAAACAAATATACTGCGTTGGCACGAGAGTTAATGTCTGAGAAAAGTGGTGAAATTGTACAAAAAGTAATTGATAAAGCTATGGATGGAGATGTACATTGTTTAAAGATGTGTATGGATCGTATATTGCCTGTACAAAAAGCAGTTGACTCTAACAGAACAAAAAATGATGCTCAAGTAATTATTAATGTAGCTTCTATTGACTCTATAGAACAAAAGGCTAGTGAATATGACGATGCTGAACTAATAGAGCCTGTAGAAAAGTCTGATGACGAGGTTGTTGTTAAAATAGATTCTACACCTATGGCTGATAAATTCGATGGCTGAGTTAAACATTGATTTACACCCTGCACAACTTGAAATATTTCATTCTAATAAACGATTTAAGATAGTTGCTGCTGGTCGTAGATTTGGTAAGTCTTATCTATCTGCTTGGATTCTTTTAATTAAAGCAATACAGTCTGATTCTAAAGATGTGTTTTATATTGCACCCACTTTTCAGCAAGCTAAAGACATTATGTGGGCAATGCTTAAAGAACTAGGTAGAGATTTAATAGTACAAGCATACGAAAATACGGCTGTTCTTACTTTAATTAATGGTCGTAAAATATACCTGAAGGGATCTGACCGACCTGAAACACTTCGTGGCGTTGGGCTTGCTTATGTCGTGCTTGACGAATACGCTTCTATGAAACCTCAAGTTTGGGAGCAGATTATTCGCCCTACTCTTGCTGATGTCCGTGGTGGTGCTTTGTTTATTGGAACGCCTGCTGGTAAGAACCATTTTTTTGACTTGTATAAAGATGCCCTAGATGATGACGATTGGGATGCTTTTCAGTTTACTTCTACAGACAATCCTTTTTTGCCAAGTGAAGAAATAGAGGCTTCTAAAAAAAGCATGTCCTCTATGTCGTTCAGGCAAGAGTTTGAAGCATCATTTGAAACGACTTCTGGTGGTATATTTAAAGAAGAATGGTTTCAAGTTGATGAAGAACCAGAAGATGGTAACTATGTTATTGCTGTTGATCCTGCTGGGTATGAAGCTGTAGAACAAGAACGCAATTTAAAAAGATCAAGGCTAGACGAAACAGCTATTGCCATTGTTAAGATTGATCGTGATAAGTGGTGGGTTAAAGATATACTACATGGTCGCTGGAACATTAAAGAAACAGCAAAAAAAATTCTTTCATCTGCGATGAATGTAGAATCATCTACAGTAGGCATAGAAACAGGATCACTCAGAAACGCAATATTACCTTATTTGGAAGATGAAATGCGAACAGAAGGTAGATGGGTTTCTATAATAGAACTTAGACATGGCGGTAAAAAGAAAAACGATAGAATAACTTGGGCGTTACAAGGTAGAATGGAACATGGACAAATTACCTTTAACCAAAAAAAAGAATGGCGAGAATTTACAAATCAACTATTAGATTTTCCTAATAGACTTGCACATGATGACATGCTAGATGCTCTTGCTTATATTGATCAAGTAAGTGTAGCAGATTTTGCCCACTCAATTGAATTAGATGATGAATGGAGGCCAATAGATAATGTCGCTGGATATTAACAATTTAACAAGAGCAGAAATGGATGAATTACTAGAATATAGCAATGATAAAAGTAATATTGTAGAACGCTATGTTGTAGCTTGTCAAATAATTACAAATTTATTAGAACATGGTTCAGACGATATATTTGCAGAAGCGGATTGGGATGATACTGTTGATTTAACAATATGTAAATTACTTATAGATGGAGATATAATTGTTGAGCCAGAAGAAAGAAAACTACATTAAGAATAAAAAATGTGATATAATCGGCATTTATTTTGGAGTGTAAAATGTTAGTAAAGAAAAAATCATTAAGAAAAGTAAAAAATATAGACATATTAAGAGATAGAAATACAAGTGCAGCTCTTAAATTAATTAAATTGGCTAATAAAGTTGGCAAATTAAAATAAATGAATAATCAGGAAACAAAATATCAAGCATTAGCAGGATGGCTATCACATCGATTAGATACTTGGCGTACTCATAGAAATATTAATTACATTCCTATGTGGGATGAGTATTACAGATTGTGGAGAGGCATTTGGTCTGCTGAAGATAAAACTAGATCTAATGAAAGATCAAGGCTTATATCACCTGCATTACAACAAGCAGTTGAATCATCTGTTGCTGAACTTGAGGAAGCAACATTTGGCAGGGGAAAATGGTTTGATATTAAAGATGATTTTTTAGACCAAGATTCGTCTGAAGCAGAATATATTCGTAATTTATTACAAGAAGATTTAGAAAAAACTGGCTGTAAAGATGCTATTTGCGAAGTATTTCTTAATAGTGCTATTTATGGAACGGGTATTGGAAAAATAGTTGTTAAATCTAGCATTGAAAGAGCACCTGGTGAAGAATTAATAGATGGAACTGCTGCTAAAACTAGAACAGTAATAGAATATCCTATTGTTGATGTTCATGTAGAGCCTATATCACCTAAAGAATTTCTTATTGATCCATCAGCTAATTCAATTGACGATGCTTTAGGTATTGCACATGAGGTTATTAAGCCAAGATATCATATAATAGAAGGCATTAAAGAAGGTATTTACAGAGATGTTCCTTTAGATGGTGATTATAACACTGCAAAATTTGGCTATGATCCAGAAACTAAATCTGCTGATGAATCAGATTCAGTAAAAATATGCGAATATTGGGGATTAGTACCAAAAAGATTTTTAAGTGCAAATGTTGATAAAGATGATTTTGAATATGACCAAACAGATTCAAATGAATTAGTTGAGGCTGTTGTTACTATGTGTAACGATCAACACATTTTAAGAGTTGATGAAAATGCGTTTATGATGAACGATAGACCGTTTATTTCTTATCAACATGACATTGTGCCAAACAAATTTTGGGGTAGAGGAGTTTGTGAAAAAGGATATAATCCACAAAAAGCATTAGATGCTGAAATGAGAGCAAGAATAGATTCTCTGGCGTTAACTACAACACCAATGATGGCTGCTGATGCCACAAGATTACCCAGGGGCGTAAAGTTTGAAGTGAGAGCGGGCAAAACTGTCTTGACCAATGGAAATCCACGAGATGCTATCATGCCACTCGACATGGGTACAACAGATCCTAATACTTTTAATCAAGTTACCTCACTTCAAAACATGATTCAAATGGGAACTGGTTCTGCTGATACTGGTTCTGCACAACAAGATACAGCAAGTGGTATGTCAATGATGCAAAGTGCTGCAATTAAAAGACAAAAACGCACTTTAATGAATTTTCAAAACACATTTTTAATACCTCTTATTAATAAATGCATGTGGAGAAAGATTCAATTTGATATTGACAGATACCCTGTTACTGATTATAAATTTACACCTTATTCAACTATGGGTATTATGGCAAAAGAATTAGAAATGCAACAAATGGTTCAAATGCTGCAAGCTATACCTAAAGATTCACCTGCTTTTAATGTCATTTTACTAGCAATGTTTCAAAATTCATCTATTCATAATAGAGATCAAATTGTAAATGCTCTTATGCAGGGCAATCAACCAAATGAAGAAATGGAACAAATGCAACAAATGGCACAACAACTACAAATGCAACAATTACAAGCAAATGTAGCTAAAACTCAAGCTGAAGCACAAGAAGAACAAGCAAAAGCACAATTACATATGGCAAATGCAATGAGTGAACAACCTACTGAAATAGATATGCAAGAAAAAATATTAAAATTACAAAAAGATCAAATTAGTTTGCAAAAATTAATGGCAGATATTGAAAATAAACGATCAGAAACAGCTAGAAACATACCTGAAGTAGAACATCTTAAATCTGAAACAATATTAAATTTAGCAAAAGCTAGAGCAGCAGGCACACCAAGACAAATTAAACAACAATTGCAATAATAATATTTAATATGTGGCATTAAAATAAAATGATAAAAACAGACCAAAAATTCTTAGAAGATAGACTAGGAATGACTGAAAAAGATGGATGGTTAGATTTAATACAAGATTTACAAAATTTAGAAGAAAGTATTGCCAAACTAGACAATATTAATTCTGAAAAAGATCTTTGGGAAGCCAAAGGTCAGTTGCGTATACTAAATTGGATAATTAATTTAGAAAATGCAGCAAACCTAGCGTTGGAAGAACTCCAAAACGGAAATTCAACATAATTCAAACTTCACAATCCTGAAGAGGACGGAGAACACAATGAGTGAAAGTATAGTAGTAGATGAAGCAACCTTACAAGGTGAACCAATAACAGAAACACAGGATGAACAAGTAACACAAGAGGTACAGAATGAGGAAACTCAACAACCTGAACCCGAGATTCCTGCAAAGTATG